ATAGGGCCATTCCTAATGTAGAAGATAATCTCAAACCTGTACATAGACGTATTCTTTACACTATGTATGAAAATAAGCTTTTCTCTAACAAGAGATTTGTTAAAAGTGCAAGAACAACTGGTAATGTTATGGGTCAATATCACCCACATGGTGATACAGCTATATATGATGCCTTGGTAAGACTATCACAGCATTGGAAAATGAGATACCCTCTTATTGAAATGCAAGGTAATAATGGTAGTATCACAGGCGCATCAGCTGCGGCCCAGCGTTATACTGAAGCAAAGCTTAGCCCTATTGGAGACTTAATGGTTGAAGAGCTAAAATACAAACCAGTGGACTATGAAGAAACATATGATGGAGAGGGGTCTGAACCAAGACTACTTCCTAGTATGTTCCCGAATGTATTGTGTAATGGTAATATGGGTATTGCGGTTGGTATGTCAAGCTCTATTGTTCCACATAATTTAAAAGAAGTAGTTTCTGCATTAAAAGCATATATGAAAAACCCTGATTTAACTGTTGACCAACTAATAGAAATTATACCAGGACCAGATCTACCTACAGGTGGAATTATTAATAACATAGAAAAGATTAAAGAAATATATAAAACAGGAAGAGGCACTCTAGAAGTGCAAGCGAAATACCACATTGAAGAAAGGGGAAAGAAAACTCATATTGTAATTACTGAAATCCCATATCTTATGAATGTTGAGAATAATATCACTGAAAAAATTAAAGAGCTTGCAAATGAAGAGCTTAGTGATGTCTATAATATTGAAAACAACATTGGTAGAAATGGTATTGAATATAGAATTATTTTAAAGCCAAAAGCTAATACAGGTAAGGTGCTTCAAATTCTATTTAATAAAACTGGTCTTAAAAATAATTTGCGTATTGGATTAACTGTTCTTAAAAATGATAACCCTATAGTCGCTAATATGCTTGATTTGCTAGACAATTATTTAAGACATCGACATAATATTATAACTAATATTGCGAAGGCTAAGAAAGAAAAAGCAGACACAAGATTACATATTGTAGAAGGTTTGTTAATTGCGCTTCAAGATATTGATGGTGTCATTAAAATTGTTAAAAAGTCATCTAGTAAAGGAGCCGCTAGACAAGAATTAAAATCTAGCTATAAACTTAGCGAAGAACAGGCAGAAGCAATTTTAAATATGAGAATTTCACAACTTAATAAAATTGATGCTCATAAACTACACAATGAGCAAGAAACTCTTATGAGTGATACTAAAGAGTATAAAGAAACTATTGAAAGCGAGAGCAAAAGAAATAGTATTATTAATGAGCAGTTAAATGAAATTGTTAAAAAGTTTGGTGACTCTAGAAGAACTGAACTAAAAAGCACTACATCAATTAATACTGACATCGCTGAAGAATACTTTGTTGCGGCTCTTTTTGATAACAATGAGATTGAAATTAAAAACAAAAAGAACCTACGCTTTCATAAGAAAAATAGAGTAGGAGACAAGTTGTTTGATAAAGACCCTAAGCAAGTAATAAGCGTAAGCAATAAAGAACTAATACTTATGTTCAGTGATGAAGCTAAAAGTTATTTAGCTAAAGATTTCTCAGTAGATGAAGGTAGGTACTTAGCAAGCGGAATTGATCAAAGAGTATCTTCAGATATTAGTTATATTACAAAAGTGAACAAAAAAGAGTTAGATAAAGATTATCTTGTAATAGTCACCAATCAAGGTACTATTAAAAAATCTTCAGTTTCTGACTACAATAGTTTTAAAAGCCCTATTAAGGCAATTAAACTTAGAGATGGCGATAGTATTATTTATGCTGGTTTTCATAACAATGACGAAGATGTTATAGTTACATCAGAAGATAAAATTCTTAGGTTCTCACTTAAAGACTTTTCTTCTACTGGACGTAACACAATTGGTGTTAAAAGTATGGATATAGATAACGTAGTAGATGCGGCCGTTGTCCCGTCTAGTGGGCTACTGTTAATGTATAACGAAGAAGGTAGAGCTAAAATTACAGCCGTTGATAACTTCTCTCTGTTAAAGAGAGCATCTAAGGGACAAAAACTTGCTGACAATCTGTCTAATATAGAGCGCCTCAACAATACTAATGTAATTGTATTAGGAAAAGGCGGTAAATATATTAGAATAGAAAAAAGTGAACTCTCAAATAAATCTTCTAAGGCGCTTGGAACTAAACTTTATCCAAAAGAAATAGCTAAAATTTGTGTCTAAGAAAATTTGAAAAAATCCAAAAAATATAGTATAATTATAAATGTAATCGATGGAAAGAGTTTTAAAAATTTTAGTACACTCAATTTTAACCCTGTCAAAAATAAGAAAGGGCTTCTAAAAATTGCAAAAAACCAAAATGTTTGGTATAATTATTATAGTAATGAAAGGAATGAATTTTAAAAAATTAAGAAAATTAGTTTTATAAAAAATTGCAATTCTTTAAATTATTTGTTATAATTATTATAGAGTTAAAAAAGTTTATTCATACACGAAAGTGTATAGAAAATATAAAAATTATATAGGAGGCAACACAAATGGCAGAACAGAAAAAAGGACCAGGAAAACCTACAGAGAAACAAATAATTGTACTTAGTTTTCTACAATCTAATGAAGGGGCATATTTCGGTGACGAAATTGCTGAAGCTTCAGACGAGCTAAACCCTAAAGGTATCCACGGCGTTATGAATGGCTTGTACAAACGCGGACTAGTCGGAAAAGACAAAACTCCACGTACTGTTACAAGAACTAACAGAGATGGCGAACCAGTTGAAAAAGAAACTGAAGCTACTGCATATTCACTTACTGATGAAGGCCGTGCCAAAGACCTTAACTAATAAGACATACAACTAATAAAAGGCAACTATAATAACGATGTAGTTGCCTTCTATAGTGTATTATTAGTGAACACATCATGAAAACACACAAATGAAAAAACAAATGTTATCTACAAATGGAGGAATAACAAATGGCAAACAAAGAAAATGCTTTAAAAATCAACAAAGTGCGTGTTGTTGGAGTTCTAGAAGAAGTAGAACTTAAAAGAGACGTATCAAAAGGAAACAATAAAAACTACATTGCAGGAAATATTGTAGTAAAAAGTGAGCTAAAAGGCGAAGAACAGCTTACTGAATTTACTCTATTCGCATTTCAACTTACCAGAGAGGGTAAGGAAAACTCATTCTATAAAACTTATGATGGATTAGAAGATAGAGCCGGAGAAAGAGTTGCGATAGACGGAGAAATTGAGGAAAATAGATTTTATAGTAATAACAACGATGCACTAATTTCTCAATCACGTAATAGAGCTAAATTTATCAACAAACCTACAAGAGAAGAAGAAGATGAAGCGACTTTTATTTTCGGAGGTTATGTTGTTAAGCCAATCAATGAAAGGCTTAATAAGAACGAAGAAGTTATTCACTACGAAATTACACTAGGTCAGGCTGATTATTCTGGTACTAAGCCTATCTATATCACTTTCGCAGTCGACCGAGACAACACCAAAGCAGTTAAATTCATGGAAAATGAATACGAAGTCGGTGAAACAGTAAGAGTAGATGGAAACTTTGAAGTTACTCATGAGCAAAACGAAGTCGTAAAAGAAAACGCATTTGGTAAAGATAAAGTAAAAGTATATGATAACTATTTCAAAATTTACAGAGTTACTGGTGGTTCTGCTCCTCTAGAAAAAGGCTCTTATGATGAAGATTATATTCTTGATCTAGCTCAGTCTTATAAAGATATTGGGCAAGATTTGAAAGCAAAATCTGAGTCACAGAATGAAAGTTCACAACCCAAATCTAAAAGAAAAACAAAAAGCAAACTAGAAAACATGTTATAGAAATATAGATTAGGGGAGTCTTTGCTCCCCTTTATATTCTAAAAGGAGGAAATTATAAATGCAAGATTTGTTAGAATTACAACCACATAGAGTATCAGAGAGTTTAACAGATAAAATCTTCTTATTCTATGGTGAGGCGGGTACAAGAAAAACAACAGTTGCAGGTGCTTTTCCTGACATGTTGCTAAGTGCTTTTGAGATTGGGTATAAATATATCGACGGTATCTACGCTCTTCATATTACAAATTGGTCTGAGTTTAAGAGACTTGTTAGAAAGCTTGATGATGAAAATGTAAAAGAAAAATATAAAATGATAGGTATTGATACAATTAGCTTAGCATATAGTGCTTGCTATGATTATATTCTTAAACAGCAAGGTGTTGACGATCCTGGTGACATTGGTTACGGAAAAGGTTGGAGACTTATTAGGAAAGAGTTTGAAAAAACTATTCTAAAAATTCCACAAATTGGTTATGGTTTAGTTATGATAGCACATGCTGATGAAAATAACAAGGGTGAAGACGCTAGCTCAACTAAAGTTGATATTGATAAACGACCAGCTGCAATTATTAAAGGACTTGCAGACCATATTATATATTTGAGAAAAGCTTACAAAGACGGTACAGAAAAAACAATGGAAAACCAAACTGTTTATGCCTATACTAACCTGGTTGACATTGAAAGCAAAACAAGACTTAAACAATTGGCGCCTAAATTTGAATTTACATATGAGAACTTAAAAGAAGAAATCAAAAAAGCTATTGAGAAGAAAAAAGTTCAAGAAGGCATTGTTACTGACGAAAATAGGCAGCAACTTTATAAGAAAACAGAACAGTCTTTTGAAGAAGTTCGAGAAGAAGCAGTGGCTATTGCAAAACAACTTATAAGCGAGAATGGAGAAGATATCAAAGAGTACATTAACAATCTAATATTTGATTATCTAGGCGTTCCTATCAGCGAAACTACTAAGGCACACAAGAATGAATTAATTAGTCTTAGAGAAGAACTCGCAGACAAGAGAGAAGAACTAAGTGAATAGACAACAACTAGAGCAGCTAATCAAAGAGGAATTAGAGATACCAAATCTAAGTCCTATGATGAAGGCTCAAATTGTTAAATTTAGAAAGAGCGGCCTAACGTTTAAAGAAATTGGCCGCTCTATTTTTTATTATGTCAATGTTTTGAAGCGAGAACCTGATAGAGATGAGCTAAGAAAGTACGGTATTGGTATCGTACCTAATGTAGTGCAAGAAGCCAATGAATACTTTGAAGCAAAAAATAAACTAAATGAATTTTATAGACAGCAAGGTATTAAACTTAAACAATCTAAGCTTAAAGAAAGAAAAAAGAAGAAGTTTAAAGTTAAACCTCGCAAACGTAAAAATACAGATAAACATATTAACTTAGATGAACTGTAAAAGAAAGAGGTGAAACAATGTCTACATTATTCGACCAAAATGCGGCTATGATGGTAGTCGCTGGTTTGATAAAAAAGCCTGAGATTATTCATGATAACCAAAGTTATAAGCTTACACCTAATGATTTTAAAAGCGATTTTTATAAAATTATTTTTGGAGCTATTAACAATTTGGTTCAAGACGGAGCCCAAAATATAAACACTAAAGATATAGATTTATATATCGGTCAATATAAAAAGCAATATGAAAAATACAAGAGTCATAATGGCTATGAATTTCTTACATCTTTAGAGCCTTATGTTAAAGATATGGACGAAAATAAATTTAGAATACATTATGATAGAACAAAGAAATTTACTATCCTTAGAAGTTTAGAAGGACTGGGAATAGACACAAAAGAATTCTATAATCCCGATGTAAACTTTTTAGAATTAGAAAAAGAAAACAAAAAGTTAAATAAATATACGATTGAAGGAATTCTAGAAAAAGTTAAGGGAAGACTCGTTACAGTAGAAAATGAGTATATAGCAAGAAATAATATACAAGCCCAAACAGCAGGTAAAGGAATGGCTCAGCTATATCAAGGCCTTAAAGATACTCCTGAAATTGGTATGCCTATTGAGGGCGATATATTAAACTACATTGTTAGAGGCGCAAGATTAGGTAAGATGTATATAAATAGTGCGCCATCTGGACACGGTAAAACAAGATTTATGATTGGTAATGCTTGTGCTTTATCAGTGCCTAGAATTGAAAATAACAAGGTTGTTATTAAAGAAGACCTTAGAAAAACTGTTATATTTACTACTGAGCAGAAGGTTGATGAAATTCAAACACTTATTCTTGCTTATGTTAGTGGAGTTAATGAGAATAAAATTCTTACAGGTACTGTTGACGCTTATGAGGAGAAATTAATTCAAAAAGCTATTAATATCATTGAGTTTTATGATGAAAATCTTCATATCGAAGTTATTGGAAACCCCTCAATAGCAACTATTAAAGCAAGACTACTTAATTATATCACAAAATATGGAATAGAATATATATTTTATGACTATATCTTTTCTAGTCCTGGACTTCTTGGTGAATTCAGAGACTTAAAAATTAGAGAAGACGTCGCACTAATGATGTTATCTAACACGCTTAAGGAAATTGCGGCAGAAAACAATGTATTTATTCAGTCTGGTACTCAGCTTAATGATAGATGGCAAAAGAACCTTGTTAGAAATGTCAATCATGTTCGTGGCTCAAAAGCGATTGGTGACAAGGTAGACGTTGGTATTATTAGCGTCATGTTAAGTGATGTTCCAGAAGAAAAAGAGAAAGTAGAGAAAATAGTAGAAGCAGCGAATGTTCCAATGCCCAATATTGTAGTTGATGTTTATAAAAATAGACGTGGACCGCTAACGGGTGTTAAATTATTTAGACACTTTGATTATGGTACTTGTAGGGTAAAAGATATAATGTTAACTTCAAGTAGCTTTAAAGTTATAAATGATTATGAGGTTGTAGAGTACGAACAGTCGACTCTGTCTTTTAGCGAATATGATAAAATGGTGGTGAATTTCAATGAGTAAGTCAATAAAAGAATATAGAAATGAGCTTAACGCAGATGATATAAGAGATTTTTTAGAAAATCACTATGATGTGTCTCCAGTAAGAGAAAATGATGTAATGATAGTTTATCCTACTGTTTGTCATAACTTAGACCCGGCAGATGCGAGTCCTAAACTGTATTACTATAAGAAAGATAATATATTTAAATGCTATACAGAATGCGACCAGGTTTTTGATATATTCCAGCTTATAGAAAACATGGAATATTTAAGAGGACGCAAAATTTCGGTAAAAGGCGCAATAGAAATGATAGGAGTTAATTCTTCTGAAGGCATTAGCGACACTGAGCATTTTAGTATTAAAAAACAACTAGACTATTTATATGAAATGAATAATATAGTTAGTCAAGAAGAAATAGAATTAACAACATATAGCAAGAAAATATTAAATAGATATATTTATGACCTAGAGTTTTTAAAGCCTTGAATTAATGAAGGGATTAGCCCTGAGACTCTTAGAAAATATAAGATTAAATTTGATACTATTATGAATGCAATTATCATACCATATTTTACAGATGATAAAGAGTTAGTTGGTATTAGAGGAAGGTTTTTAAATCCTGATGCAAAAGCAAAATATATGCCAGTAAAGTATGGAGACAAATATTTAGCGCATCCAACAAGCAAGATTTTATACGGTCTAGGCGTTAATAAAAAAGCAATACAGAAGAAAAAAATTGCTATATTGTTTGAGGGAGAAAAAAGTGTTATGAAAATGGATACACTTTATGGAGATGAAAATGTGTCTCTTGCGGTATCTGGACAAACAATTAGCAAAGACCATATTCAACTACTTATGAAATATGGTATTAAAGATGTAATAATTGCATTTGATAAGGACTATAAAAGCTATAATGAGTTAGAAGAAAAAATTCAAGACTACAAAAATAAATTTGGTTATATTAGAAACTTTTTTAATGTAAGTATTATAGCAGATATTGACTTCCTATTAGACCACAAAGACTCTCCCATAGATGACGGAGAAGAAACATTTAATATACTAATGAAAGAAAGACTATATATGTAGAGAGGTTACAAAATGGAGAATTTTAAATATAAATTAAAGAACAACTTGCTAGAAAAAATAAATTCAAATTACTTACAGCATTACCTGGAAAATTTAAACATTCAAAAAACAGCAAGTTTTACAGTAGAACCATCTAAACAAGATGAGGAATCACCAGACAACTTAGAAAATATTACTGAGCTATGTCAGGCTTTACACGAAGGTTTTATTAATGATAAAAACTTTTTCCTACAAATAGATAGTGATGCGGACGGCATTACTTCATCTGCGATATTTTATAATTACTTTAAAGAATTATACCCTGATGTAAATATTCGCTATAGGGTTCACGATGGTAAAGAACATGGTATTTTTACTGACACAATCCCAGTGGAATCTGATTACATTATTATACCTGATGCGGGCAGCAATGACTTTGATGAACAAAAAGAGTTAGCTAAACAGGGCAGAAAAGTGCTAATTATGGACCACCACTCAGTTGACACATTTGAGGAAGTTGAAAATACTATTATTGTAAACAACCAGCTGTCTTCAAGATTTAAAAATAAAGCATTAAGCGGTGCTGGTGTAGTTTATAAGGTTATTCAAAAATACGATGAAATGTATAATAATAACTCTAAGTTATATTATCAATACACAGACCTGGCCGCACTAGGTATCGTTTCAGATATGATGGACACAAGGCAACTAGATAATAACTTTATTATATACCATGGTCTTAGAAGTATTAAAAACCCTATGTTTCAGCAATTGCTTGAAAAGCAAAGTTATAGCGTTTCAAACCCAGTCAACCCAAATAAGATTGACTTAGCATTTTATATAACTCCACTTATTAATGCGGTTATTAGGATGGGGAGCATTGAGGAAAACAGACAGTTATTTAAAGGTTTTATAAACAAAGACTTTGAAACAAAATACACTAGAACATGGCACGGAAAAGCTATTGAAGAAAATATATTTGAGAAAGTTGCTAGAGAGTCTGGTAACATTAGAAACAAGCAAAACAGGATTAAAGAAAAAGCGTTAGTATTTCTTGATCAAAGAATACAGGAGAACAAGTTGTATGAAGACCCTATTATTGTTGTAGAAGCTTCTAAATATGATGATGTTACAGTTCCTAAAACAATGACAGGGTTAGTAGCTATGGAAATATTAAAAAAATATAAGAAGCCTGTGCTGGTTCTTAGACCTAAGAAAATTGATGGCGAAGAATACTTATTTGGTTCAGGCCGTGCCTCAAAAACAGAAGGATTTAACTCATTTAGAAATGAATTAAATAAAACAGAAGTTGTTAAATTTGCTCAAGGTCATGATATGGCTTTTGGTACAGGAGTTAAAAGAAGTGAGCTTCCTAAGTTATTAGAGGTAATTGGAGAGCAACTATCTGATGTTGACTTTGGAGAGCAGGTAGTAGAGGTAGATCATATCTTTTATGACAAAGAGATTAACAGTGAAATGTTGAGAGAATTTGCAGAAGTTATGAATATTTATGGCAATGGTATTGCCCAACCTAAATTTGCTTTTGAATTTTCTATTCCTGCTTCAGCTATTAAATTAATGGGCAAAAAGAGAAATGCTATGAAATTTAATATTGGAGACATTAATCTAATTAAGTTTAGAGAAAAAGAAGGAGCAGAACTTGTTAATAATAATAATAGTTCGATTATTAATGTTAAATGCGTTGGCAGAAGTCAAATAAATGAGTTTAGGGGCTTTAAAAATGTACAAATAATATTAGACTACTTAGATATGGAAGTAGAAGAAATGGAGATGATGTTTTAATGGAAGCAAGATTTCAAGATTTAGTAAATGTGCAAAAAACAGTTAATATAGAAGTAACAAACAGATTAAAAGGAAACAATTTAAAAGAGCCAAAAGTAATAGATTATCTAATAGCAATGCATGTGGAGCTATTCGAATTAATTAATGAACTTGGCTTCTGGAAATGGTGGAAGCAAAGCCACAAAACAAATAAGGAAAGAATTTTAGATGAGCTAGCAGATGTTGTAGCCTTTTATCTAGAAATTCTCTTACTAACAGAAAAAGCAAAAGAAAAAGACGAGTGGATTAATGATGCAATTAGCGCGTTTTCCGATTATGATAAGCAAGATATTTTAGAGTATCTATCTTCTTCAATAGAAACCGAGAAATCAAAATCTCATGGGGAGTTAATGGCTATTGCGATCGTCTTAGTAACTAAAACATTGGATGATATCACTTGGGAAGACATTGAAGGCGCTTACATGAAAAAATCAGAAGTAAATATTCAGAGACAAAAAGACAACTATTAAAATTGACAGATACCAGAATTTATGATATAATTATTTGTAGAGGTGAGAAAATTATGAATAAAGATTTTT